CGCGATCGACGGCTTGGCGCGGCCCTTCGCAAGTCAGCAGCGCAATTATGGTGCGAGCGGCGTCCAGCGCGGTCATGTCCGGTGCGGCGCGACCTCTCGCGCCAGTCGATGTCAAAAGCCCCGCTTCCTTGAGGTTGCGGGTGTAGACGACGACCGTCTCCACCGGAGTGGAAAAGGTGTCGGCAATGAGCTGGTTGAAGGCCGCGCGTTTCATGCATTTTGTGTAGCAAGCAATAGATCGCCGGTCAACGACCATTTGTGCGCTTCGCATTTTATGGTGCCGGGCCACGTTCAGAAGAACCTGGCCGTCATTCTAGCGCCCTTTCGAACGGGGCGATTTCGTAGTGCTTGCCCTCTGCAAGGTCGCGTTCGAACCTGAGACACCGGCGATAGTCAGCGAAGCGGCTGGCCTGATACTCGACATGCAGCTTGGCGGTTTCCGGATTAGGCAGCTCGAGGCCGAGCGCGCGGCGCATTTGCCAGGCGGCGAACGCTTTGGCGGCACAAACGCACGATGCTTCCCAGCCCTGCCACGCCTCGAGATGTTCGATCACCTGGATCATGCGCGCGCGGTCGTCCTCGGCCGGCTTGGGCGCTGATGGGAAAGCTGACGATGCGGCAATGGCTGCGGGCGACGCGAGCAGCACACGGCGGGTTATTGCGGAAAGGGTCATTCCCCTACCTCCGAAGTGATCCGATCCAGGCCCTTCGCCAGGCGCTCGGCGATCTGGCGGGCGGAGACGATGCAGGCGAAAATCGGGATGCCTCTCGGCCCGAGCCGGTCGGACATTTCGTCTGCCGCGACAATCAGACCCTCGACCAGGTAGGACAGGTCGCGAAGTTCCTCGATGGATGGCAAGCCGGGATCGGCCGCCAAAGTGGCGGTTGTGGTAGTCATTGCGTTAGCCCCCGCAAAGGTGTTTAATACCAAAAGTATCACCATGGCAGGCCTAGCAGTGTCAATACCAAAAGTATCAATAGAGCAGATCAAGGCCGCTCGTGCACTGCTTCGCTGGTCGCAGACAGACCTGGCGAATTCATCGGGCGTTTCCATTCCCACAGTTAAGCGTCTCGAGGCATCAACTGGAGAGATTGGCGGACGGGCTGAAACGGCTTTGGCGATCATCCATGCACTAGAAGCAGCGGGCGTGATTTTCGTGGCATCGAATGGTGAAGGGCCGGGAGTGAGGCTAAGGAAATGAACCAGGCGCAGCTGTCAGCTCTGATAGACGAAGTGGAGAAACTCCTGTTCGTTTCGAGGTTCCCGAACGACTCGGCGCGCAAAGATGCTGTAAAAGCAGCGGTTAGTGCTTGCCCCGACGACAATATCAGGCACCTTCTTGGCCTAGCGAGCGGCTATGCCGCCAGGCATCCGGCCTGGTCGCGCAGCGAGATATCTAAGGCGCGCGGCTACGTCGCGTCGTTCAACCAGAGTCTGAAAGGAAGCGCCAAATGAAGGTAGCAAATCAGGAAGCTGTAGATGCCGTCGAAGACATGAAACGCGGGCTTCACATGGCGATGACCGAATTCATACGAAATAGGGAATACGACAAGGCAGAACAGATTCTACACCAACTTGACCAAACCATGGTTCGCTGGATCAACGACACGAAGGTTGTTTGCCTTTAGGAACTGGCCGCCCCAGCCTCACGCCGGGACGGCCCACGCTTCCTTCACCGATCGCGCGCCGCGCCTTCATGGAGAAAAGGCCGCGCGCTGTCAGGGTTTACCCACTCACCGACTTACGGGGGTGCTTTGGCCTACGTCCAACACCAGGCGCACCCTGCCTTTCTCAGTAGCCTCCGACCCTGGCAATCCGCTCGTCCAGATCGGCAGGCGGCTTAAGCAGCGCTGCGTCCTGCACCATCCGGCGGCCAAGGGTGGCCAGATCATCGATGCTGATCAGCACATGCCACACCTCGGAGCCTGACGTGAACGCAACCACAGCGTTCTGTGCATCGCCTTTGATGGCCGAGGTTCGCACCGAAGTCAGGCGGCGCAGCTGGATTTCATCCTCAGGCGTTTGCATCGCCACCTCCCCAGTTGACGGCCAGAAGCGCGTTGTTCACTTCCTCAGCCGACAGGCCCAGCTCCTTGGCGCGGCCCATGGCCTCGACCAGGGCCGACAGGGCACGCGCGCGGCCGCCGGCGTCGAAGGCTTGCAAGGGGCGGCCCACGTCGATCCGGACCATGGTGCCGAACTTGCGGGCCGCCTCGTACGCCAGCGTTTGCGCCATGGGCTCGAGGATCCAGCCCGCCAGGTGGCGCTGCGCCTCTCGCACCATCGGGCCGGTGGTCGCCGGGTTGAACAGCCCGGGCAGAACACCGAAGGCCATGCAGATCGCTTCCCGTGCCGCCGACAGGGTCTCGCCCGTCATGCTGCGCGACAGGTCCGGGGAAAGCTGTTCCAGCCGCTGGCCGAGCTGCGGGTTCATCCCGGCCGCCGTCGCCTGGGCAACCCCCTCGACAATCAGGCTGTTGCCCCGGCGGCCCCGGAAGGCCGATCGCATCGCCGCCATGTCGTCGGGCGTGCTGTCGGGCAAAGGCACAATCAGCGAGCCGAGGGGCGCGTTCTGGTAGGTCTCGCTCAGGGCCGTTTCCAGCACCTCGAGCAAGCCGGCGGTCAGGCTGGCCCGGCGCAGCGGGGCCACCCCCGACCAGGGCGCCATAGGGTCTGCCCCGATCCGCAGGTGTAGAACCTCGGCCGCCAGGGCGGTGACGGTGTAGCCGCCGCCGGCCTCGGCCACATTCAGGCGGTAGGCGCGCGGCTGGCCGTTCCTGGTAGTCAAATCCCAGTCGTGGCAGGGCACCAGGCCCTCGGGCCGGATCAGCATCACGGACTCGCCCCGCAAGGCGCAGGAACGGGCGATCAGCGCCATGGTGGGCCGATCGAGGAAGGGCGCCCCGGCCACATCGGCCAGGGCAAAGCCGTGTTCCCACAGGCTGACGCAGCTTGCGACCGTGGCCGTCAGCTCGGCCAGGCCGCTGCGTCCGGTGATCATGGCGCCCCGGGCGGCCATCACCTGGGCGGTGTAGCTCGAGCCAGTCGAACGCTTCTCTCGCTTCTTGAACCATCCGAACATCAGGGTCTCCAACGGTTGAGGGTGCGGTGCAGGCCGCCGGCCAGGTGGTTGCCGGGATCGGCCGCCGCCCAGGACCGCGCCTCGATCTGTGCGGCGTCATAGGCCGGCACGGTCACAGCGCTCAGCTCGAACAGCTCGGCCGCCTTGACCGTGCGCAGCAGGCCCGCGCCCCGTCGCTCGACAGCATCGCCGCCAGGGGGAACGCGGAAGCCGGGCGAAAGGCCCCGGATCAGGCCGGCAGAATGGGCCGCAAGGAAGTCGCGCGCCCAGCTCGTGTCAGGCGCCACGCGGGCCTCGAGGTGCAGCGCATCGTCTGCGTCCCGAAGGGTGAGCGAACCGGCCGCCCGCGATGCAAGGGGCCGGTCATAGTCGTGACCGAACAGCAGGTGAATGTCCTCGCCTGCCTCGATCCGCTTGGCAAAGGCCCGGGGCGCGATCACTTCGGCCCGCCCTTCGGCCAGGTTGGTTTCCCGCCCATAGGGAAAGCTGGCGCGAAGGCGGGTTTCCCCGCCCTCGGCCCGCACCTCAAGGGTGCCGAGTGTCATGCCCCACAGCATCAGGCGAGCCGCAGGCCGGTCAGAACTTGGAGCTGCGCCCCGCGCGCAACCGTCACGTCCATGGTGGTCAGTGCGGTCAGACGAAGGCCGCCCGAGGCCGCGTCGCTGTACGGGTCGCGGATCAGGTCAACCGCGCCCCAGGTGCCGACGAAGATCGGGGACACACCGCCGGCATTCGTGGTCAGCAGCGCCGAGCAAGCGAGAGGCGAACCGGACGGGGCGGCAAGCGCATTGGTGGTCATGGCGATGTTCTCGGCCGGGATATTGCCCAGCATCCGGTCCCATTCGGAAACCGCCGTGCCCGTGATCAGTGCGCCGTCCATCACCGACCAGATTTCGGGGCGGATCATCAGCTTGACTGCGCCAGGCGAACCGGCCGCGTTCGCAAGCATGAACCGCTGCACCGCTGCCCGGAAGACCGCCCAGTACGCGATCTCGCCGATCGCCGTCGCTGTGATGCCGTAGGTCGCCGGCGTGGTGAGGACGCCCAGAGGCTCACCCGACGAACCGGCGCCAAGGAACACCGCCTTGTCCATCGCCTGGGCGATTGCGCCGTTCATGTCCCGCCGCACGGCATCCTCGAGGGCCGAGCCGGTTTGCAGAAGCGCTTTGCGAGTGATCCGCATCTGAACGCCGAGGGTGTTGTTCGGTGCCAT